TCACATGAAACAAACAAAGAAACAAGCAACCTTAAATAAAGATTCTCTAACAAAGTGGATGACGGAATACTTTTCAAATCCAGAAGAAGCAGAGAAAATGACTACATATGTATTCGAAAAGAAAAAAGCAGAAATGACAACAACACAGGTTTTAAAGCGGTCAAAAATTCCGTTATTATAATATAATATGTATAGTCATTTAATATTAAGCGGTGGTGGTGTAAAAGGAGTAACAATGTTAGGAGCTTTAATATATCTTGAGAAAAATAATATTATAGATTCAATAACAAATATTGGAGGTACATCTATTGGAGCACTAATTGGATCATTGTTGTGTATAATGAAACCAAGTGAAATCCAATGTAAAATAAATGGTATGTTTGGTTTTAAGGAAAGTGATATAAATATTAAAAATTTATTTATAAATTATGGAGTTATTGGGGACAATCACTTGGTTAATTTTGTTGGTAATTTATTTATTGAAAAACTAAATACAATACCAACTATGTTGGAATTATATAATATAAGTAAAAAAGAGTTAGATATTTACACAGTAAATATTAACAGACAACAATTAGAAAAATTAAATTATAAAAATACACCTGATTTATTAATTTCAAATGCAGTTCATATGAGTATTAATTTGCCATTCTTATTTACAAAAGTAAAATACAATAATTCATATTATGTGGATGGAGGAATAATTGAAAATTTTCCATGGAAATATTATGAACATATTAGTATTGAAAAAAAAATTGGCATCGATTTAACATCTAAAAATATAGATTTAGAAATTTCAACCCTTAGTGAATATATATTTCAAATATTATATTCAATGTGGAGTCAAAAAAATTGTACATATACAGAAGGTGTACTATGTTTGAAGGAAGATTGCTCTGTATTTCAATTTAATATGTCAAGTGAAAAAACAAATGATCAATTAAAATCAGGCTTTACTCAAATGAGTGAATATTTAAAGAAGAGAATATAATATATAATATATGAATGAATTAGATGTAAATTTAATTGAACAGATTACTAAATATTTATCATTTAATGACATGTTAAAACTTTCATATTGTAATAGAAATCTAAATACATTTGTAAATTCTATCAACCAATATAAGAAATATGATAAAAATATAAAATCTCAAAATATATTTGAAATATATGATGATATGAAACACTCATTACACAATATAATAGATAAACAATACCTGTATGATAAAAGTTTAACATATGACTTAGAGTGGTGTTTCACAAGATTTCAAAGTGAAAGAAAGGTTAAACAGACTGGATTAACCAAAGAACAACAAACAGTTGTAAACTTTCCATTTTCAAATGGTGATATACTTTTAGTTCAAGCATTTGCAGGAACTGGTAAAACAACAACATTAATTGAGTATGCAAAGAAACATTGTAATAAATCTGTATTATATTTAACATTTAATAAGTCATTAGTAGAGAACGCAAAAACAAAACAAGAATTGAACCATGTGAATGTATGTACAATGCATTCGTTAGCTCTTCAAAAGGTAGATCCCAATAGTCAATACAATATCGGTAAAATAAGTTTAGTATATATTGAAGAACGATTGAATATACACAGGACTGAGTCAAATTTAGTAAAAAAGGTATTAGAAAACTTTTTTTCTTCAAATTCAAAACATATTAATGTAAATCATGTTAACAAACTAAATTTAAATAATGAAGAAGAAATAATTTGTAAATCTAACATTATTTGGACAGATATCAAAAATAAAAAATGCAAAATGCCCCATGATGGATATCTTAAACTATTCCAAATTGAAAAACAAATATTAGATTTTGATATTATTATGTTAGATGAAGCTCAAGATTCGACAGAGTGCATGTTGAATATAATAAAGTATCAAACTAAAGCAGTTCGTATTTTAGTTGGTGACATTCATCAGCAAATATATGGATTTCGAAATGTACAAAATCCATTTGTTAATAATTATGAAAGTCATAATATACATAAATTTTCATTAACAGAATCGTTTAGATATGGATATCAAATTTGTTTTCTTGCAAATAAGTTTTTAAAGACTTATAAAAATGAACATAATAAAATAATATCTCATAGTTTAGATACAAAAATAAAAACAAATCTAAATCAATGTGATAATTATACAATTGTTACAAGATCAAATATACAAGTATATCACGAAGCATTTAAAATTAAAGCTGATAATTTAATACATATTATAGGCAAATCGATAAATTTTGACAAAGAATGTTTATATGCAGAAAATATTCATTTACTTATAAACAATATCATACCAAATCACCCAAAATTTACATTTAATTCTATTGATGAGATGAAAATACATTATAATATGCTTGGTAATTATAAATGGATAACACGAATAAATTTAGTTCAATATTACGATATAAACATAATTCAAAAATACAGACAACTTCAACAACAAATTAGTGATATTCATATGGCAGATGTAATAATAACAACAACGCATCAGGCAAAAGGATTAGAATTTGATAATGTCAAATTGAGCGATGATTTTATACCATTAATAACAACACAAAAAACAATATACTGTTATAAATCTTCATCAGCAATAGAGGCATATAATATTTTATATGTAGCAATGACAAGAGCAAAAAAACTATTAATACTAAATAAAGAATTATATGAGTTTTTACAAATATTAAAAGGGAATAGAGTATTTGAATATAAGGATAAAATATGTTCATTATGTAATAAATATATTACAACAAGAAGAACTGAAGAGTGTATTACGTGTATTGGATTTGATTCAAAAATTATATATACATACACTCATAATTGTGCTTGTGATTCAAAATGAATAACAAGGCAATTAAACTGGCAGTTGAGGTTGCCATTTGGAATCAAGCAGGAGTTGTTGTAAATGAATATATAAAATATTATAATTGTACAAGTGAACAATTTGATGAAAGACATTTAGATTTGATGTGGTATGCATTAATAGGAATGCATAAATCTGGTGAAGTTGATATTTTTTGTTATGATAGTTCATTATTTTCAATTCTTTTTTTAGTATAAATATTTTTATAATATATATTAATGTGGTTGCGTACATTTTTTTTTATATCGATTGGTTTTTATGCAGCAAGAAAATCATATAAGTGTAATTCTGTATTTAAAATGTCACAGTTTTGGAAAATTTGGTATATGTTTTGGGCATTTTTAGGAAATATTGGATATTTAGTTAATTATTTCATTTTCAAAAGAGGTAATTGTACTATAAACAGTGTTAAAAGAGCTTGTAACTTAATTTAAAAAAGGAATAACATTTATTTTCATAAAAGACCACATAGATGGATCATTTTTTATTTCAGAAAGAGATTTTAAATATATGTTACTAGTTTCTTTAAATTCATTTGATGTATTATTATATTTATTGAATTTATTTTGTATAGATCTAAAATTTGTGTAATTTAAACGTAAATTTATAATATAAATATTATATATATTTTTTACTATTACTCTCTCTTTCTTATTTTTCAGTTTTTCAGAATATGATCTATTTCCACTTTGAAAATTTCCTATCCATTCTAAATTTAAATTTGAAATATTTATACTTTTTTTACTTTCTTCAATAAATTCTCTTTTAGCACAATTTATAGGAGGTTCGTTTAGTTTACAACCTCCAGTAATAAATGTTGTATCATTTGATTTTGAATCTCTAACAATAACATATTTATCTTTTATTTTAGGAATAACAATCGTTTTATATCGATATTCAGTTTTCAGTGTAATCGATCGTTGTTGTTGATAAGATTTAGTTGGTGATCTTATAGATTTTGATTGTTGAGGGTTGGAACGTCTACATGGAGGAATATATTTATTAGACATTACTATTAATATATAAAATAAAAGATATATTAATGAAATCGATTAAGCTTAAAAATATGTTATACATAGTAATTGTGTTATTAATATTGATTATTTTTAATATGAAAACAGAGCCACCACAAATCGTAAAAAAAACAAATATAAATAGACCTTTAACGAAAGCGTTGAATTTAAACACGCAGAATGTATATCCATTTAGACAATTGGGAGTATTATATAAAAAAGATGACAATTTAATCATTCCATTATATGGCCGACAAACTCATATACGATCGCATACATGGAACTATTATACTAAAACAAATGATGATATCAATTTAAAATTAGAGATTCAATTAAATAACAGAAGTTGTTTAGATAAAGTAGGATGTAAAGAATTGTATACAAATGATACACTATATATTCCAGAATATAATAGTTTGTTCACTGTAAAATTATATTAAATAAACACACTTAAAGATATAATCTCTTATATAAATATATATCATACACAATGACAGAAATAGATAGAATAGAATTCTCTGTATTTAATTCTGAGGAAATAAAGAAACATTCTGTATTACATGTAACGTCACATGATTTATTTGACAAAGGTGTTCCAAAAATTGGAGGTTTATGCGATTTACGTTTAGGAACAATAGATAGAGAATATAAATGTCATACATGTAAACAAAACGCATTTGGATGCCCAGGTCATTTTGGTCATATTGAATTATATGAGCCAGTATACAATATTTTATATTTCAAACATATAGTGAAAGTTATCCAGAGTATATGTTTGAATTGTTCTTCATTAATGGTAGAATATAAAGAAAAAGAACTCAAAAAATCAAAGGATCAATATAAATACATGACAGATTTATGTAAAACTAAAAAAATATGCCCAGTTTGTAATACTGAAAAAACTAAAGTAATTGTAGACAATTATAGACTGTACATATTAGATAATAATGGAGAAAAACAAATATTGACATCAAATCACGTATTAACTATTCTTAAAAAAATAAGTGATGAAACATGTAAATTATTAGGATTCGATGAAAATACTAAACCATATAATTTTGTAATTACAGTATTTCCTGTCCCTCCACCACAGGTACGTCCATCAATTATCATTGATTCATCCGTAAAAAGTCAAGATGATTTAACATATAAGTTGGTTGAAATTTTAAAAACAAATACAGCCTTAATAAAGGGTAATCAAAGTAAAACAAATGAAAATGTTATGTCAGAGTTATTAAATTTATTGCAATATCATGTTACGACATATATTGATAATGGTATATCAGGTGTTCCACAGTCAACACAGCGAACAGGGAGACCTATTAAAGGTGTAACACAAAGATTGAAGGCAAAAGAAGGCAGAATCAGAGGAAATATAATGGGAAAACGTGTTGATTTTTCTGCACGAACAGTTATTACTGCAGAACCAAATATTGATCTTAACGAATTAGGAGTTCCGTGGAAATTGTCTCAAGTATTAACTTTCCCGGAAATCGTGAATACTTATAATATAGATGTATTACAAGAATATGTAAATAACGGACCAAATCCTGTATTTGGTAAAACAGGTGCAAAATATGTATTTCCAAAGGACGGACAACAGAAAGATTTGCGTTTTATCAAAGATAATCAAATACTGACATTAGAAATAGGAGATAAAGTTGAACGACATTTAAAAGATGGAGATGTTGTTTTGTTTAATCGACAACCATCACTTCACAAATTTTCAATGATGGGTCATAAAGTTAAGGTAATGCCATTCAGTACATTTCGGATGAATTTATCAGCAACAAAACCTTATAATGCAGATTTTGATGGAGATGAGATGAATATTCATGTACCTCAAACACATCAAACACGAGCTGAAGTGACAGAACTGATGATGGTTGAAAAAAATATTATTTCATCCCAAAGTAATAAACCAATTATAGGTATTATTCAGGATGCATTACTTGGTTCATTTAAAATGACTTGTAAAGATGTGTTTTTCAATAAAGCAGAAATTATGAACATTATTCTAAAATTAAAAACGAAACTTTATTCTTTACCAAATCCTAGTATATTAAAACCAGAACAATTATGGACAGGGAAACAAATATTTAATATAATATTACCGAATATAAATTTTCATTGTTATAATTTGTTATATATCAAAGAAGAAAACAAAAATCATTTTTCATGTAATGATTCCGAAGTAATTGTAAGAAATGGAAAACTGTTATCTGGACAACTTTGTAAAAAATCAATTGGAACATCAGAAGGAGGAATTATTCATATAACATTTTTAGATTATGGCGGCGAAGAAGCAAATAGATTTATTTCTGAAACTCAATATTTAGTAAATTCGTGGCTTCAAACCAAAGGATTCTCTGTTGGTGCATGCGATATTTTCTCAAATGAAGAAGCAAATAAAAAAGTCCAATCAATCATTTCTACAGCTGAAGAAAAAGTTAATCAAATTATTAAAATTGGAGAACGAAATAATCTAAATCATTCTACTTATGAAAGTAAAATAAATCAGGTATTAAATAACGCTGTTTCTCAATCTGGTAGAGAAATTGAAATGAATACAACTCTAAAAAATAATATTAAAACAACAGTTACATCAGGATCAAAAGGTTCTATTTTGAATCTAGCGCAAATTATG